GGGGGGAAACCCCACTCCCGCAGGAGGTGATTAGACGTCATGGCTACCGGCCGCATACGATCTAGAGCCCGTGAGGCCTCTATTAAGTGCACGGACACCATCCCGGTACAACCGGGGGTTGGTGCCCCTGTAAGCTCGACTTACACGGAACCACATTGGGTGTACAGTCATGAACACATGACTGATAACAACAATAATTGGGACCGTTCAGACAAATCTGTCTGGCATTGGAAGTCCGAGCTGGTTGCTGCTCCAGGAAGTCCGCCACCCGGGAGGTATTATTACCCCTGGGGCGCGTACTTCGACCACGCAACTGGTGGTGGAGACAACCCTTATTGTCCTCCTGGTCTGAATGCTGTCTCAGCATCAGGCTATTTGGACTGGGACCCCACGGTATGGGGGAACAAGCTTCCGAATTTTGCAGGAAGCGATCTGTTCTATCAGAACTTGATCGATAATGCAACGAAAGCTTGGACCCCTATCCCTAAGCAGATGGATCTAGCCAACTCGATTTTCGAGTTGGGCGATACGAAGTCGCTTGCGACTACGTTTTTGTCCACTGCTAAACGCCTAGCATTGGCTCGTGGAGGAATCCACACTGCCCTAGGCGGACGGGACATACTGAATATGTTCTCTGATAATCTGTTGGCTACCCAGTTTGGGCTCCGACCGATGATCAAAGACATTCAGGATCTAGCTGCGGCTTGGTACAGGATTGGAACGCGGTTGCGTTGGCTCCAGAAAACTCGTGGAGTCAAAACGACCATGGTCCATACTGCACATACTGGGCTTACTATTCCTCCGCCGAGTAATTGGCAGAGCAATGGTGATTCCCCCGGTACGTGGGTCACGGCTGACATTCAGATCGACATTGTCTTACGCTGCAAGCTTAACCATACTTTGGAAAATCTTGACGGCATAGACGGCGCGATACGGGCATTCTCGAACTATGCAGGGTTTACACAACCCTACAAAATCGTTTGGAATGCGATCCCGTTGAGCTTCACGGTAGATTGGTTGTTCGGGGTCGGTAACGCCCTCGAACGACTTCAACTTCCAACCTTTGGAGGTTTATGGAAGTTAGATAACTACCTGACCACTTGCAAGATGCACGGTTTGGTGTCAACATGGTGGAAGTATAACTATCCAACCAATGCCATACACCGATCGTCACTTTGGAAAGTGGAGAAGTTCCATCGCTTTGTCGGCCTTCCTGCAATCCCCTATACGTTAGGGGATTTATCGTGGCTCCAGCAGATGCTACTTGGCGGTCTTACGTGGCAGCGGGTCAAAGACCTTCCTGCCGTCGTTAAGATACTAGGTGATGGAAGCATCACCTAAGCGCCGACGCCTGTGGAGACGAATATCCACGCCCAACTTTCAGGAGAGCTCACCATGCTAGCAGACTCAATTACCCTGCCCAACGCAGCGGCCGCCAACAAGACGTTTACCAAGCGTTTGACGCCTGGACCGGAAACGGTGCGTCTTGAGACGACCTCGCCGCTGAACACGCCTACGACGATGCGTATCAGAAACCAGTCCACGAAGCAGAAGGACTACACTCTTAATCGTCAGAATGTGGCTTTCCAGTCACTTACCGACGTGAGTGGGGTCATTCATCCTACGCGGATTGGCGTTACGATCGAATCGACGAACGACGCTACAGCGGCGGCGAAGGTGGACGATTTGTTCGCTTACATGTTGGCCTTTTTCGGCAACAGTGCGAACAAAACGGCCGTCCTTAGGGGAGAGGGGTGACCCTCTTTTGAGCTTTTAGCGGGTGAGGCTTTGGAGGCGAAACCTAATGGTTCCCCTGAAAAGCCAGTTCGACGAAAGTGTCGAACTCCTACGCCAGTTGGTGCTTGACGTTTCACTCCTCTGCGGCACTCGCATGAAAGCATATCAACGCGATGTTGAAACGCTCGAAATGCGAACTCGCTGCGAGGGTTTTGGTTTTCTGTCTAAGTCTCTCCCCAAGTTGGGAAAGGCCATTGACAGATCACTCGAAACCCACATCCTGGAAATGCCGCCGGGCTTTAAACCCCAGCGAAATTCGAAGATACCCCGTTTATTCGGCGATATCTTCCGATGCATTTACAGCGAGGATGGCCACCTTACCCTTGATACTGACTATCCGTCAGTCATCGAGTTTGAGGCATTACGTGGTCTCCGTCAGATATGCTACCTCTTCTACAAAGTTGAGATGGCATACTCAGAGGACGTTGTCGATGAAACTCTCAAGAGTTTTATCGCCACCGACTCGAGTCTTCCGGAAACGGTTGATCTTGACCAAACTTTGCTTGTCGCTTCTCAATTACTTGAGGAGCTCTTTGCAGAGTTTGACCCACTTGATGTTGTTCCAGGTCACGGACCTGGAGCAGTGGCCACAGGCGAGCGTGGTAACGAGAAGTACGACTTTAAGAGGTTGTACCCCTCGGTCCACTCTCTTTATCATTATCAATACTACTTCGGCGTGCCGACGGAGTATGATGATGATAGGAGCTGCTTTTCCTGGTTCACAAAGCTCACTCGTGCAGGAGATCCCTGCGCCAAAGTGGTCCTTGTGCCCAAGGATTCGAGAGGACCAAGATTAATCTCTGAAGAACCTCTGGAAATCCAGTGGATTCAACAGGGATTGGGTCCGAAGATCGATCAATGGGTTGAGCGTCACCCGCTAACGCGAGGGATGGTTAACTTCACTGATCAGTCGATCAATCAGAATAGAGCGTTACTCAGTTCTCTTCATCGAGACTGGGCAACTATCGATCTGAAAGACGCTTCGGATCGCGTGTCACATGCACTTGTGAAGGCGATTTTTCCGGGTGAACCGGAAGGGTCTGACCTTCTAGCATGTCTTGACGCGACTCGGTCCTGCTTTACCTCTCTACCAAACGGTGAAACCGTAAAGCTTAAGAAGTTCGCGCCAATGGGAAGCAGATTATGCTTCTCAATAGAGGCGTTAACTTTTTGGGCGATTTTGGTAGCTGAGATAAGCCTGGCTTCGCCTGGTAAGAGACTTGCCACGCAAATGGTCTACGTGTATGGTGACGATATCATCGTTCCCACACCGTACTATGACCTCTGCGTCGCTGCACTTGAACGCTATGCGCTCAGGGTCAACGACAGTAAGTCCTACCACAAAGGATTCTTTCGAGAATCCTGTGGGGTAGACGCGTGGTACGGGTCTGACGTCACCCCGGCGAGAGCGAAGCTCTTTCCGGAGCGCCAGCACAACGATCGACGCAACAGAAACAAGTATCTTCCACATTTCTCCTCCATGTTCAACCATTTGTTTGAACGTGGTTATTGGCGCGCTGCGCAGGTAGTCAGGCGGCTTATAGAAGCCACTGGGTTCCGGCTCCCATTTGGGACTCGGGATTCAGGCTACCCGTGCATTCACGTCGATGATCCGGAGACTGCTGAACGTATGAACGTTCAGTCCGGATTTAAGAGAAGGTGGAATGCTGACCTTCAGCGTCTGGAGTTCTATCTTCTTACCGTTAAAACGGTTAAGAAGAAATCTCCGTTCGCCAACGGTTGGGACAGACTCCTTAAATACTTGACTGTAGCAGGGCGCCGAGAAGGCGAGCTGCAAACAGCTAAGGAAGGAGCCACGTCTGATCCCTGTTTCTACGAGCCACGTCATGTGGCTCGTCTGAAATGGAGATGGGTAAGTGTCTAGTCAACACTTTCCTTAATCCATTTCTGGGGGAATTTACGGAGTAAAATCCGGGGATGACAG